ACGGGGATTATTGATTGGCTCTGTCATAAAGTCAGAAGTTGACCACACTGTTGACCAAGTCTGATTGAAGTTGTCGTCGGTGGCGATGCCTGTGATAGAAGTATAATCATCTACCGCAAGACTCCAAGGATTTTGTGCGGTGTAATAGCGAACAACAGGGCTTTGACTTGTGCCATCGGCATAAAAGAAGCGACCGCAATAGTCATCAATCATTCTGCTCGTGGCAGTGATAGAGATTTCAAGCAAAGCATCGTCGCTCGTATCAGTTATCGCTAGAGATGACTTTACTTCCGCGAGAGTTGCGTAGCCGTTGGTGATTGCCACTTGTAGTCCTCTTCTTTGGTTTTGATTGAATTGCTCGCTCAAGTTTAGGAGCGGCGGTTGCAGTTTCCTTGCGCTTTAGTCGCGCCATGAGTCGTGGTGTTCCTCTTTGAGCCAATAAGACTTTTGATGAGGCAAAATTGCTGCGGTGTTCACATATATTGGGAAACCTAAAGACTTGATACGGCGACAGAAAAGCAAGTCCTCGCCTATCCATTCGCCTTTGACAGGCCCATCCCAAAACCAACACCAATCCTTGCCTTGATTAGGATCAGCATTGTCGCGGATAGCTTGAAGAACGCTTCGGTGAACCATCAGACATCCTGTGCCTGCGGCGTCAATTTCAAAGACTGAGTTCTTGTCGTATTTGTAAAGTGGAAGAAATCCATTGGGTGAGTCTTGAAAAATTGCGGGAACAGGCTTGGGATATGGCTTGCCTGCGACTCCGAAGCCCGCAAAGACTAGACCGGCAACGACAGGGCGTTCTTTATCGTGTGCGGTTTCGCATAATCTGTCGAATGTCAACACATCAAGTTGTTCATCCGAATCAATCATCAAGAGCCAATCAGAGTCAGTCATTTCTAAGAATTGCTTGACTACTCGGTTGCGCTGCTTGGAAAGTAAGCCTGAACCTTTGATGCGAACAAAAGGGCCAAGCCTTGATGCTCGTGCCGATGCGAGTTGGATAAGGTGATAAGCGAATCCGCCATTGACCATTCCAGGATCACACGACCCAATCGAAACTTTGTGACCTGATTTCATAAGTTCCCCCGAACTTTAGGAAGTGCAGAGACGATTAAGTCGGGGGGCCTTAACCGCCTCTGCACAATCTTGACTTCTAGTTAAAGACTAGAAGGTTGGTGCTGACAAGCCTGTTCCACTAATGATGGAAGCGGCAGTTGGGTAACGACCTGCGGTATAAGCAGCGTAACCATAAACAACGGTCTTGATGGTGAGGTTTCCTGCACCTGTCGCGTCATAGCGGAGAGTGAATGGAGAACCTGGTTGTTCCCAAAGGTGAGATTCGCCTGCGGTCACAACATAGATTTCATCTTGATTTGTTGTGGTTCCGTAGGTTGTTCCGATGTTTGCATCAGTCACAATTGGAAGACCCATCATCTGATAACCGGAGTTTCCGTAAGCAGCAGCACCTGCACCGACACCTGAAGCGTTGGTTGGGCCATTAGCGGCAGGAACAACGAGAGGGCGGTTTGTTGAATCAACCGCAGCGAGCAAGAATGCAAGGCGGCGTGGGTGCATTACGAAGTGAGTTGGATTGACGAATGCGTTTGTCTGAATCTGCTGAATTGCGTCAGCGAGCTTTGGATAAAGCAATCCGACTGTTGGAGCAGTTGAGGTGAAAGTAATTGCATTTCCACCTGCATTGCGAAGACCCTGAATCTGTCCTGCGTTGCCTGATCCATTGAGAAGTTGTGCGTCAAGAGTTGTGTGCCAAGACTTGATGAGGTCTGCTGCTACGAAAGCATCAATACCTGTTCCGCGTTCAATTGCTTGACGGGAAATATCTTGCTGACCGGCAATGGTGCGAACATTGATTGTCAATAGTGTGTCATCAACATCTGTTTCGCTTACTGCATCGTTCTGTGTAACTTGAACCGCAGTTGACGAACCTGTGGTCATGCGACTGATGTTCAGAGTCATTCCGCTTGGTGGGAGTGTCATCTTGTTTGTCACGAAGTCTGCGAATGGGCGACCTGCACGAGCAAGTGGCGCAGCGAGATCAACGAGATATTGTGGGATGACAAGACCATCGAACTGAGCAGTTCCGACATCGCGGCGCTCAATGGATTCCTCGCGCTGATGGCGAGCAAGACGCTCTTGTGCTGCGTAATCAGACTTGAACTGTGCGTTGTAAGCATCCTTGAAGAAGGAAGCATCTGATTCTGCTGCATAGGTGCGTGCTTCTTTTGTTACTTTGAAACCGCCGACCTTTGGAGTTGCGATTTCTGCTACTGCGGAGCGAGCTTCTGCGGCTTTCGCATCTGCTGCTGCTTGTGCAGTAAGTTTTTCAATCTTCTCATCGAGAGAACGGGATTCAGCGACTAGAGCATCAACCTTTGCGGTTTCCTCTGCGGTTAGATCGGTGCGGTTCTCTGCGGCAACTGCCTCAAGAACTGCATCCATTTCTGCCTTCACTGCATCACGGCGCTCGACTACTTTGTCAAGATATGACATTGAGTTTTGCTCCTTATGAGTTGGGTTGCGAGGTGGTGGCGAAGATGCTCACGGCGCTTCAAGGGTGTGAGGTTCGCTCCGACTTCAATCTGCTCGAATGAGCAGAAATCTACTTTGTTGCGTTAATAATTGCTTGAGCAAGGCGCAGAGAAATCTTGCGACCTTCTTCTTCTGTTGGCGATGGTAGCGGATCAATGGCGCGAAGTTCTGATGACTTGTGACCGACGAGGGTTTCAGTTTCAACCCATCCATCACGCAGTTCCCGATAAACACGAATAAGAACCGCAGGGTCGCCTTCTTCGGCAGTAATTGAGAAATCTGAATTTGGAACGCCTAGCACGCCTTCACGCATTACATGTTCAATGCGACCACGAGCGGTTCCGCCTGACGAATCCCATTCAACGAAGTCACCGACAACATCAACTGCGCGGGCATATTCTTCTTCATCTTCTTCATCAATTTCATTATTGTCACCGACCATTTGCGCCATAACTTCAACTGCACGCATAATGTATTCGTGACCTTCTGAAAGGTCTGAGAAAATACTCTTGAGCGCAATAAGGGAATCGCCGGTTACTTCACGGCCTTCCTTGACTGCTTCAATGGCAGCGCGTAATTGTTCACGAGCCTGCACTGATGTTGTTGGATAGGCAGGATAAGTAACAACTGAAACATCACCATCGGCAAGTGAAACCTCTGTCAAGACGCGCACTGAGCGGTCATCATTCCACTTTTGACGAATAACGCGGAAAGCAAATGACATCTGATCCACATCACCGCGTTCAACAAGTGTGTAAATATCTCGACCTTCTTGTGTATCTGCTAGGTCTGCTTCAAATCGTAAGCCTCTTTCATCTTCTTCTAACTTCAAAGTGCCATTCTTGGTGCGAGCTAATGGCAGACCTTCGTGATTGATGAGCAGACGAACATCGGGAGTTTCACTTAAGGTCTTGCGGAAGGCGCCTGGCGCAATTTTCTCTTTGAATGGTAGTGGCACGCTTGAATCGTGGAAGACTGCGGCATAACCCGACAAACGCATTGAGCCACCTTCGGCTCGTGCCTCAACATCGCGCACAACAAATGTGCGGCGTTCTAATTTCTTCATTTTGCTCCTTGAATCGGCTTCGGCATTGAGGGCATCAATTTTGCGTTGCGCCCATTCTTGCGCTCTGTCACTAAAGTCAGAATCTCCGCCCCATAACAACCAAGCAACTAACCCTGCGCCTGGATATTGCGGATGCGATGAGTCTTTGTTTTTTGGCGCTTGGCCGTCAACTTTATGACGAGCAAACCAAGGTGCCATCTTGCGAACTTTGTTTTCAGTTATTCGACCTGCCGCCATTTCGCGTGCTTCGCGCTTGGCAGTATCGGTCAGACCATCTCCCCCAAAACCTTCACTGAGATATTTCAGACCACGAGCTGCGTTGTTACGAATGAATTGAGGAACGCTCAAATCTACTTGACGAACTTCGCCACCTGGTTCCATATCCTCTGAAATTGAAACTGCAACCATTTGGTCAATCGCATCTTGCTTGCTTGAATGGCACCCAATAGTCGTGTAAGAACCATCAGATTCTTCTG